GTCAAAGTCATGCTGGGATCACCGTGAGTGGACGGTCCGTGCGGGCTTCTCTGAAGGGAGAAGTTCACAAGAACCATCTACTGGGTGTTCTTAGTCTGTTGTCTGGCCACCTATCCGTCGAGGAGACGGCCGGTATGCTTTCCCGCCATGATCTGATGATCAGGCGTCCGAGGTCATTCTACGCTGCGTTAGCGTATGTGACGAAGGAGAGCGGGATGCAATTCACCGGGCACGCATGGCGCGTGCTTCGTGGGGCAATACTCGGCAATGAAGCATTTCCGGAGATCCGCGAGGATCTCTGTTTTGCTGTTATTGATCGAGCTGCCTTGAGTGGACTCAATATTCTCACAGGTCTGTTGGAGACCTTCCTTGAGTTTGACTCGCAGTTCTTGGAGAAGAATACGAGTGAGTCCATTGTGAGTTTTGTGCGACGTCTACGAGGCATGGATCATGCGAAAGCATTGAAGCGCCTCAAGTATGTGACATCGTACTGGTTCGCAAAATTCCTGCATGACGAACTACCTGAGCAAGAGGACCCTTCCTGGGATCCGTGGTTGTTTGAAGGTTCAGTTCGAAGGTATTTGCGAGCCCGCCTCGTGTCGGTTTCTGCAAGGAACGCGCGCTTAATATACTCTCTGCTTCAGTGCAAGAGATGTTGCGATGCGGTTCCTCCGACATTTGTAAAGCAGTGCTTGGAAAAGCACGCGAAGATCCTGTCCACTCCGTCTGAACCTCTCTCTGAGGCAGACAAAAAGGAAATCGAGTGGAGGACCGACGAAATCGTCTCCCATTGGGACACGTTTGAGAATAGACGTGTCGAGCCGAGTCATTCGGCTTGCTGGGAGGCGTCCCGCAGTAAAGGCGGCCAACATTGGGCCGTCGCTGGGGAAATTTCCGGGTCGCTTGAGCCAGAGTTGCTCGCGATGGTCGAAAGACATCCCGGAGTCGTCGAAGAGAGGCGTGGTTGGGTCTGCCCAACTTCACGGGACATCGTCAATGAGGCGTGGCTTGCGGAAAGCAAGGCCGGACGCATGGATTGTATGGTGTCACCTGTTCGTGAAGCTTTGAAGGTGCGGTGCGTCACAAAAGGACGCTCGCTCGCGTACTGGGCAGTACATGGAGTGCAGAAATGGATGCATGGCAATTTGCGTCGAATGCCGATCTTTTCACTGATTGGTGAGACCATCTCAGATGAACTCATCAAGAGGTTTATGGATCGTACGAACCCTGAACATTATCTCATATCAGGGGATTATTCCGCAGCGACGGATCATTTGAAGATCGACGTCACTAAAGCCATTTTCGAGAGGATCCTTATGCGACTAGCGGTGGATGTGACTGGGCCGGAAGGCGGACAGTTAATCACGCTGTGTCGGAAGGTACTCTACGAACACAAGATCAGTTATCCCGAAATCTACGACGTTCCGTCGGTTGTTCAGGCGACTGGACAGTTGATGGGATCTCCGTTGAGTTTCCCGATTCTGTGTCTTGCGAATTGCATCTGCGCGTGGATGATTCTCTATCCTGAGATTCCATATGAAGACTTGCCACTTCTCGTGAACGGCGACGATATTCTGTTCGCCTGTTCAAAAGATGAGTATAAAAAGTGGTCTGATGGTCTCGCGCGTTTCGGGTTTGTGAAATCCGTTGGCAAAAATTATTGCCACAAGCGTTTTTGTATGATCAATTCTGAGTTGTTCGACCGAAATTGGCGACAGACTGGGAAGTGTCGATTGCCGTATTATAAGGCTGGCCTCTTGATGGGTCGCTCCTATAAGGCGAAAGACGAGGACGAAGATGTCCCTCCAGTTATTTCTACTCTTGATCGAGTCATGGACTCCGCTGAGAATCCGGTTCGAAGTTTTCACCGGTTCATATTTCACAATCTCCAGTCAGTCAAAATGCTGACTCGTGGCAAGTTGAATTTGTTCTTGCCCCGGACCCGAGGGGGGTTCGGTCTCAATCGAGGTCAAGGCGTGCCGACACATGTCAGCGCCTGGCAACTGCGTTATGCCGCTTGGTTAGCGAAACAGGATCGTTTGTCCGTTTCTAGCTATCAACGCGAGGCCGAGGAATCACGGCCATGGCAGGTGATTGAGAGAGTTCCAGTCAGGATTGACGTGGATATCCCCGACGACGATGACTGTCCGCCACTGTGCGACCCTTGGACGGGTGAATCAGTGGAGGAGTCGACGTTCCTTCCAAGTTTGACTCCGGAGGCCCGCAAGGGGTTCCTCCGGGAGATCCATAGAACCAGCAGGCAGTATCGCAATGAACTTCAGTGCGATGGGCCTTGTGGCTGGCGATTGATGGATCCGGAAGGTACCGTGAAGTGGAAATTCAAGATTGGGAGACGCGATCTGCGTTCCATTGGAGCAACCAAGATGATGTCCTATTCGGACGTGTGGCAGGAGTGCCCTTGCATCTATCAGGTGTCCTAAATTTCCTCATATAAGTGATTTGATCACATGAGATCCCTCCGCAAATCGATAGCGTAAACATGATCGTTTCTGAACGTAAATCAGTCACGCGACGACGGGAGTTCGGTCACGACTTGGTCAGGAGACCTGTTGTGGTGATCGGATCCGCGAACGTGCAAATCGACAGGACACGCATCATATGGTAGTACCAGAGGTGTGATGTGGTCGATGTTGGGGTCGTAGCGACGAGCGGTCTGGCTTGAAGTAGATTGATTTCCTTCGCCAGCTCTTGGGCTAAATAGCCACCGTCAACCCAAAACGGTGAGAGTGCCAAATGCCTCTCTCAATATTTCCGTACCAAGTTCCAATTTTGCCAAAAGACTGCCAGACTGATATAGTCGTTGTGCAGTGCTATCTGAATAGCGGAGCCCGTTTTCCGGGATTCCTGGGCATACTCCTCAAATTGTGGCGTTCGCCATGAGCGTCCGATTGTTGGACGTGTTGAGCTCACCAGGTGTCCGTCCTCTACCTCATTGAGATTAGGGGATTGTTCAGATCATTCGAGATTAGGCGAAGAGCCCCGTTGGGGGAGACACTCCAGCCCTTGGCCTCGATGGAACGTTGTGTCGACAGACTGCAAAGGTGCAGTTGCTACGATGTACAGTCGCTGGGAGAACCAAACTCCACTTGCGCGATCTGTGATTCGGATATGTGTCATGGTCAGAACTACACCCGAGAGGGCAGTAATCTGCGTGGTCGTCCAACGCTGAATGCGAAAGATAACCCAGGAACCTGTTCGGTGAACCGTTACGTCCAAAAGAGGCGCTCGGAGTCACACGTGGGTATTAATTCCTGGATGACCATAGGTTTTGACACTGTCTGATGAGATCAGGGCATAAGTTTGCCTCAGGGGTCCCATGTCAGGCATGAAAGGGCAAAGGAAAGTCGCCCGTAAGACTTCCACACGATCGAATGGTCCTCGGACTCGTTCGAATCGAAAGTTCCCTAAGACTATGGTGGGTTTCGCCTCGGCGGCGATTAATCCCATGAAACCATTTTCTATCGGGAATCGCTCCTCAATGAAGGGGAGAACGGTCAAACAGACCGGAGGCAGTAAGATTTCTTCTGCTGCCTGTCACATTCGCGGTACGGACTTCTTGTCCGCCGTGACGTCAACCAATGGTGGCAATGCTGCCGGTGACGTGTTGACCACTCAGATTGCGAACCCACGCGTGTTGGGGCTTGCCCGTCTAGCGACGATGGCGAACCTTTTCGAGCGTTTCAAGTTCCGTCGTTTGAGTTTCCGGTATGTTCCAGTTGCAAACGCGACCCAGACCGGTCAATTGCTCGGATACGTAGACTATGACGTCATTGATAACCCTACTGGGCTTTCTGGCGTTCAGAATCTTCAACGTGCGGCAGCGCATCTCGGTGAAAAGCCGGTCCAAATTTGGGAACCGGTCACTTGGGAGGTGCGGGATGTTGATCCATTGACTGATCTGTACACAGCTTATGATGAAATTGAACCACGCTGGTCCGCCCAGGGTATCTTTGTTCTGCTCGCCGGTTCGGCGATTGCATCGAACATCCCTTTGGGCAACATCTATATTGATTATGATGTTGATTTCTTCATTCCTCAGGTTGAGGAGGGTGCGGTGAATGGTTTTGCGTCGTCCTG